AATTCACCCACTGCATAATTAAAATTAGTTAATATAGACTCATGCAGTAGATTTTCTCAGGACTATATTAACGGAAAACGGAGACAAAATATGGGTAATACAACTTATTCGGGTCCTTTAAGATCCGAAAGCACAATTAAAACTGTCAGTAAAAATGCATCTACGGGAGCAATTACTGAAATTATGACTATGGGTGATGCACCTGTTGCACTAGCGGATGAGAACAAAACTCTTGATGCTGCAACACACAGTGGTAGAACACTTGTAGTTCCTGCACTAGCAGCTAATAGAACTATAACTTTACCGGCACCAGTTGCGGGTCAAAGCTATAAACTTATTTATGGTGGCGCAGCAGAAGAAGCAGAGAACCTAATTCTATTAACACCAGGAAATAGTAATTTCTTTTTAGGTGGTATCGTACATTTAGATTCTAATGCTGATAACGTATCTGTTTATTCTAACGGAAGCTCTAACTCCAGCTTAACTCTTACAGACTTTGGTGTGTTTGAGATTAACGTTGTAGCTAAAGATAGTACTAATTACTATATTTGGGGTTACCAAGAAGGTGCAGACGTACCTGCATTTGCAGATCAATAATAATTAACTCTGAGTAGGGGAGTAATGTCCCCTACTCTTTAGTAGGAGAAATAAAATGGCAGACGTAGTATTAAATCAAACACTTTTTGAAGGTGATAAAAAAATAGTTACACACTATCAAAACGTATCAGACAACTCTGGCGGTACAACTAAAATTGTTGATGTATCAGCATTGACAGCAAGAGGCGACGGTGCAACACCAGCAACAGTTACTTTAAATAAAATATGGTATAGCGTATCAATGACAGCAAAAGTAGATTCTGTTAAATTGATGTGGGATGCAGACACTGATGCAACTTTTTTAACAGTAGAGGGTGATGGTTATCTAGACTATAGCTCTATTGGTGGTATTAAAAATAATGAAGCTACCAATTTTACTGGTGATGTTGTAATTGTAATGCCTGCTTGTACTGCTAATGACAGTGCAACCATTACATGTGAGTGGCTTAAAAATTATTAATAGGAGTAGCATATGCCAAACACTACTTCAGGAACAGCAACGTTCGATAAAACTTTTTCTATTGAAGAAATAATAGAAGATGCTTACCAACGTGTTGGTGTAGATCAATTAACCGGCTATCAACTTAAATCAGCTAGACGTTCTATAAATATAATGTTTCAAGAATGGGCTAATAGAGGTTTGCATTATTGGGAACTAAAAGAAACTAATATTGATTTAATAGAAAACCAAGCTGAGTATCATTTTTTTAGAAGTGCGGCAGACGACACTTCTGACAGTAATCGCGCACAAGCAACAACAAATCAAATAGAATCTACTATATTTGGAATGGATGATGTTTTAGAAGCAACTTTTAGAACTAATAGAACGCAAAGTTCACAGCAAGACGTAGCTTTAACAAAAATAAGTAGGTCAGATTATTCTGCACTTGCTAACAAACTACAAGTAGGCACACCAGTGCAATACTATGTACAAAGATTTATAGATAGAGTTACCGTTACTGTTTATCCAGTACCTAATTCTTCAGCAGCAAGTTCTGATATGCATCTTTATTATGTAAAAAGAATTGATGACGTTGGTGATTATACGAATGCTGGAGACGTGCCATATCGTTTCGTGCCGTGCATGATATCAGGCTTAGCTTATTACTTAGCACAAAAATACAATCCTGAATTAGTGCAACAAAATAAAATGTTGTACGAAGATGAATTAAATCGTGCAATAACAGAAGATGGTTCTTCAACTAGCACTTACATAACGCCAAGGACGTATTATAGTAATGTCTAAATATTCTATTGGTAAAAGAGCTAAAGCAATATCTGATCGCAGTGGTATGGCTTTTCCTTATAATGAAATGTTAAAAGAATGGAACGGTGCTCTAGTACATAGATCTGAGTTTGAAGCTAAACACCCACAATTAGAACCACATGCACACGCGGCTGATGCACAATCTTTACGAGAAGCAAGACCAGATAGAACTGAAACTGCTGTACCTAATTTGTTAAAAGATAATTCTTTTAAAACAGGAACTGCCGGCACAAGTTCTATAACAGTAACAGAAGTAGATCATGGTAGAGCTAGCAGCGATACTGTGCGTTTTTATAGCGCTGTTAGTTTCGATGGTATAACAGATACAAACATAAATAGATCTGCAGGATATACGATAACAGTTATTGATGCGAAGACTTATAGCTTTACCGTAGCAACAGATACTGCAACAACTGGTAATATAACAGGAGGAGGTTTCCGCGCTTACGCTGGCCCGGCAACAATAGTAGCATGACAACATACGCAGAACTAACACAACAAATAATAGATTATACTGAAACTGATAGTAATGTTTTAACAACAACTATTCTTAATGATATTATAGAACACGCTGAGTCTAGAATTTTTAGAAATGTAGATTTAGATATATTTAAAAAATATAAAACGGCCAACTTAACAATAGGTGATCCCTTTGTAGCTATGCCTGGAGCTACCCCACAACTTTTTGCTTTTGTTAGATACATACAAATTTTTGATACTGATAATGTACGTATTACTTTAGAGAAAAAAGACACTTCTTTTATTAATGAATTTGTGCCAAACAGAACTACTACTGGAACACCAAAATATTACGCAAATTGGGACAACGACACAATATTACTTGCTCCAGCGCCCGATGCAACGTATACTGTCGAACTAGCGTATAATGCGCAACCAACAGGACTATCCTCAAGTAACACAAGCACTTGGGTTAGTAGTAATGCACCAGAAATGTTGCTTTATGCCTGCCTCGTAGAAGCTTTTAAATTTTTAAAAAATCCGCAAATGGTGCAAATGTATGAACAGTATTATAAAGAGGCACTAACTCCATTTGCTGGTGAACAAATGGGCCGAAGAAGAAGAGATGAATACATGGATGGAATACCGCGAATACCGGTGCCGTCTGGAAACCCTTAAGGAGAATATATATGGCTAATGTAATTAGTAATGTTTTTAAAGATCAGTTGTTAAAAGGCAACCACAATTTTCAATCGGGTGGCGACACTTATAAACTAGCTTTGTATACTTCATCTAGAACTGCAGCAGCAACAGATTCTGTATTTGATACAACTAACGAAGCAAGTGGTACTAACTATACTAGTGGTGGTAATACTTTAACTAATAATGGTGTAACCGGTGGATCGTCAGCATCAACTGCTTTTATAGATTTTGCTGACACATCTTTTACTACAGCTACAATCACTGCAAAGTTTGCACTTATTTATCAATCAAGTGGTGGTGCAAATACTGCTAGTGCCAACGCTGTTTGTTGGTTAGATTTTGGCGGAGATTTTACAACTACTGCAGGAACTTTTACCATACAGTTTCCAGCAGCAGGAACGAGTACAGCAATTATAAGATTGGCATAAGGAGACTAGATGGCGTTAGTACTTAACGAAAGAGTTAAAGAGACCACAACCACAACCGGCACCGGTGCGTTATCCCTGGGTGGAGCACCAACTGGTTTTGAAACTTTTGCTGCAGGTATCGGTAATTCTAACACTACTTACTATGCAATCTTTCACGCAACTGCAGATGAGTTTGAAGTTGGTCTAGGCACCTTAGATGGCGATAGCTCTGATCTTACCCGTACTACGGTATATGCGAGTTCTAACAGTGATAGTGCCGTTAACTTTTCTTCTGGTACGAAAACTGTATTTTGTACTATGCCCGCGGCGCGGTCCGTATTCCTGGACGCAGATGGTGACGTTACTCTAGGCGCTAATTTAGATGTTGGTGGTAATTTAGTTGTAACTGGTACAACAACATTTAACGGTGGCACCCTAACTCTTGGTGATGCTAACACCGACAACATTGTTTTTGGTGGCGAGGTTGATTCTAATATTATTCCCGATGATGATAATACTTACGATTTAGGTAGCTCATCAAAAGAATGGAAAGACATTTATATTGATGGTGTAGCTTATGTAGATGCTATTAATTTTGCAGGCACTGCGATAAGTGCAACTGCTGCTGAACTAAACATTATGGACGGCGTTACGTCTACTGCTGCAGAACTTAATATTTTAGACGGAGTAACTTCAACCGCCGCAGAACTTAATATTTTAGACGGAGTAACTTCAACCGCCGCAGAGTTAAACATATTAGACGGTGTAACTTCAACCGCCGCAGAGTTAAACATATTAGACGGAGTTACGTCTACTGCTGCAGAATTAAATATACTTGATGGTGTTACTGCAAGTGCAACAGATATTAATCTTATTGATGGAATAACAAACGGAACAGTAATAGCAAGCAAAGCTATTATAACAGATTCAAATAAAGATATAACTGGTGGTAGAAATATTACTATTAGTGGTGAACTTGATGCAGGTTCTCTTGATGTAAGTGGTGATGCAGATATCGATGGCACGTTAGAAGCAGATGCAATAACAGTTAATGGCACTGCTTTAGCAAGTGTGATTGCTGGAACAACAGTTACATTAGCATCTACAGTAACAGTTACCGATAGTACTGCTAACACAAACTTCCCGGTTGTATTTCACGATGAGTCAAATGCTTTATTAGATGACACCGGTGCACTAAGATATAATCCAAGCACCGGCGAATTACTTGTACCTAAACTAACTGTCGCTGGCACTACTACAACTGTAGACACCGTCACAATGAATGCATCTAATGCTATTATATTTGAAGGCGCTACTGCTGATGCCCATGAAACTACGCTTACTATTATCGATCCTACTGGTGATAGAACAATTAATTTACCAAATGTTTCCGGTACAATACCGGTACTAGCGGCTGTAAGCACGACACAAATTACATCTACACCTGAAGAATTAAACATATTAGACGGTGTAACTTCAACTGCTGCAGAACTTAATATTTTAGATGGTGTTACATCAACCGCAGCAGAACTTAATATTTTAGACGGTGTTACATCAACCGCAGCAGAACTTAATATTTTAGATGGTGTTACATCAACCGCAGCAGAATTAAACATATTAGATGGCGTAACTTCTACCGCAGCAGAACTAAATGTATTGGACGGTATTACAGCAGTGGTTGGTGAACTTAATGCACTAGATTTAGGCGCTACCGCAGTTGGTACAGCAATTGCTTCTAAAGCGGTTATTTTAGACGCAAACAAAGATTATACAGGTATTAGAAATTTAACAATTACTGGTGAATTAGACGGTGCCACCTTAGATATTTCTGGAGACGCAGATATAGATGGGACATTAGAAGCAGATGCTATTACAATTGGTGGTGTATCTACCAGCACACTATTTGCGGGACCAGGATTCGCGGTTGCGATGGCAATCGCTCTATGATATAAGAAACTAGGAGAAAAATATGGCACAAGATTTTGAAAGTAACGGTAAAAGAATAACCAACTCAGCAACTACTATTTATACATCAAATAGTGATGATGCAATTGTGGGTTTGAGGTTTGCTAACATTTTAACAACAACGGACACGTTAGATGTGTTTATTACGGACGCTGGTGACAGTGATACGGCTAGATATTTAATTAAAGGCGTTAGTGTTCCAGCTACCTCATCCATTGAATTAATTCAAGGTGCATCCAAAGTAGTTATACAAAGTGGTGATGTAGTAAAAGCACAAAGCGGCACGGCCAACGGT